ACCGGATGGCCGCGCCCCCCTTTAGTAGTGGGCTTTCTCACGCCCACTGGGCTTCGCTTTATTTATATCACTCGGCCCAATGTCCATCCAATCATTTGTCGTTATGTGAGTCTAATTATGAACAACTTCGCCTCGAAGTTGTGGTCGTACATCTTTATAAAGAATGCCGAGTGATATGTGGCCCATGTATATTGAACATGCCTAAGCGTGATGCCCCATGGCGTTCAATGGCGGGAACCTCAAAGGTTAGCCGCAACGCCAATTATTCGCCTCGTGGAGGCATGGGCCCTAAGTTTGACAAGGCCGCTGCTTGGGTTAACAGGCCCATGTACAGGAAACCCAGGATCTACCGGATGGTGAGAACCCCCGACGTTCCAAAAGGATGTGAAGGCCCTTGTAAAGTCCAGTCATTCGAGCAGCGACATGATGTCTCTCATGTAGGTAAGGTGATATGTCTCTCCGATGTGACACGTGGTAATGGTATTACCCACCGTGTTGGTAAGCGTTTCTGTGTCAAGTCTGTGTATATCCTAGGCAAGATATGGATGGACGAGAATATCAAGCTGAAGAACCACACCAACAGCGTCATGTTCTGGTTGGTTAGAGATCGAAGACCCTATGGCACTCCTATGGACTTTGGCCAAGTGTTCAACATGTACGACAATGAGCCTAGCACTGCGACTGTGAAAAACGATCTTCGTGATCGTTTCCAGGTTATGCATCGGTTCCATGCCAAAGTCACCGGAGGTCAGTATGCCAGCAACGAGCAGGCGTTAGTGAGGCGTTTTTGGAAGGTGAACAATCATGTGGTGTACAACCACCAAGAAGCTGGCAAATACGAGAATCATACGGAGAATGCTTTGCTATTGTACATGGCATGTACGCATGCCTCTAATCCTGTATATGCGACATTGAAAATTCGGATCTATTTTTATGATTCGATAACAAATTAATAAATTTTATATTTTATTATATGATTCTCAATTACACTGTGCACATACTGTCTATCTGTTGCAAAACGAACAGCTCTAATGACATTATTAATCGATATGACACCTAATTGATCTAAATACATTAAAACCAATTGCCTAAATCTAACTAAATAGCTCGTCCCAGAAGTTGTCAGAGAAGTCGTCCAGACTTGGAAGTTCAGGTAGGCTTTGTGTAGATGCAATTGGTTCCTCAGGTTGTGGTTGAACCGTATTTGTACATGAAATATCCTCGTTCGTGTGTATTGTGGATCCTCTACTCCGTTGATCCTGAAATATAGGGGATTTATTATTTCCCAAATATAGACGCCACTCTCTGCCTGACGTGCAGTGATGAGCTCCCCTGTGCGTGAATCCATGTCCCGTGCAGTCGATATGCTGATATATAGAGCAGCCGCACTGTAAATCAATCCGTCTTCTCCTGATGACTTTCTTCTTCGTTTGTCGCGGCTGCTTCTTGATAGAGAGGGGAGTCGAGGAAGATGAATCTTGCATTATGAAGAGTCCAGGCTCTCAGTGCATGATTATCCTGTTTGTCCAGGAAATCTTTATAGCTCGACCCCTCACCTGGATTGCAAAGCACGATTGATGGGATACCTCCTTTAATTTGAACTGGCTTTCCATATTTACAGTTGGACTGCCAATCCCTTTGGGCCCCCATCAATTCTTTCCAGTGCTTCATCTTTAGATATTGCGGAGCCACGTCATCAATGACGTTATATTCCACTTGATTTGAATAGACCCTTGAATTGAAATCCAGGTGTCCACTCAAATAATTATGTGGTCCTAATGCACGTGCCCACATTGTCTTTCCAGTACGACTATCTCCTTCGACGATGATACTAATAGGTCTCTCCGGCCGCGCAGCGGCACCCCTTCCAAAATAATCATCCGCCCATTCTTGCATCTCGACAGGAACGTTAGTGAACGAAGAGAGTCGATATGGAGGAACCCACGGTTCCGGAGCCTTCTGAAATATTTTGGATGCGTTGCTAACGAGATTGTGATGTTGAAGGAAGAAATGTTGCGGTTGTTCTTCTTTTATGATCTGCAGAGCTTCTTCTGCAGAGGTTGCATTTAACGCCTTGGCATATGTCTCGTTAGCACTCTGGCAGCCTCCTCGAGCAGATCTACCGTCGATCTGGAATTCTCCCCATTCAATTGTATCCCCGTCTTTGTCGATGTAGGACTTGACGTCGGAGCTAGATTTAGCTCCCTGTATGTTTGGATGGAAGTGGGCTGAACGTGACGGGGATACCAGATCGAAGAATCTGTTATTCGTGCACTGGTATTTGCCTTCGAATTGGATAAGCACGTGGATATGAGGCTGCCCATTCTCATGAAACTCCCTGCAGATCTTGATGAATTTCTTGTTTACGGGAGTCGCTAGGTTTTGTAATTGGGAAAGTGCCTCTTCTTTGGTAAGAGAGCACTGGGGATATGTGAGAAAATAATTTTTCGACTGAACTCTAAACTTCTTAACCGATGGCATTTTTGTAATAATGAGTGGTACTCCAAATGAGCTCTCTCAAAACTTGCTCATTCAATTGGAGTATTGGAGTTACTTAAATACTAGAACTCTCAATCTCTATTTTATACACGTGTCGGCCATCCGTCTAATATT